GCAGTTGTAGGGGATGTTCCACTAACTGTCATAGCTGCCATGCTTTTTCTGGCGTAAGAACCACCAGAACATTCTGTACCACCACCTGTATCAGATGGTGCTGCTGTGAATAGACCAACGTATAAAGTACCCGGCGCTGAATAAGCACTTCCACCAAATACATGATCTAAAACTTTGTCTTCTAAATAATCGCTAAATCCAGCCATCTTTTATTCTCCTAATTTTTCATAAAATAAGTTGTTGTTTGAGGTTTGCCGTAAGTTCTTCTTCTTTGAATTAAAGAACCTTCGCCAAACGCCGCTCTTTCTTGTTGCATACGCATCTCTTCAAGAGCGCTTTCAAATTGTGCCGTAAACATCGGCACTCTTTCATCTTCCATCAAAAAGATAGAAGCCTGTTTTAAACAACCATACAAATAAACGTCTGGATGGTTAGTTGAAACAAAATTACTGGTATTTGAATCGCTTAACGCATCAATTGTACCGTAATAAGTTAATTGTAATGTATAAGCAACGTCAGGTGTAGGGGCAAGTTCTAAAGTTCCGTCAACTATTGCAAAATATCTTGGTTGTCCCGTTGTGTTGTTGTTTGCGCTTCTATACACATCCATTGATTCTATTGATTGTTGAAACAATGGAGAAAAATCATTTGATGTTACTTCGACATTAATAACCTCTAGCCAGTCATTCGGAAGTGTTAAGTATTGAGCATCAGCCGTAGCCGTTGCTCTTTTGATCATTTCTTTTGTTCTAAGTTTTCTATTTAATTCAGCTTCCGTAGTATCAATAAATGTATCAAGGTCGCTGGTTAAATCAGATCGGTTTAAATAATTTGCTATTGCTGTTTTTAATTCTGCGTATGTCATACTTTACCTTCCCACGTTCTAAATACTTTATTGTCTGAATTGTTTAACCAATCTTTCCAAGCTTTCCTGTCATTAACCCAACCTTCCCTTATTGCTTTCTGGTAAATAACCATCGGCACTTCGGCAACGTGGCGTAAATCTTTGCCCGGCTTAATTGTATTATCCTTTAAATTCTTAACGTGGTCTATGACTGGTTGAACATTTTGTTTGGTGTGATACACCATTTTGTTGTCTTCAGTTGCAAACTGAGAACTGTAATCTTTTTTATTATCTATTAATGTTTTTTTTGTAGGCATTATAAGAAAGGAAATGTGGGGCCAATGGGTGTAAGCCCCACATTAATCAACTTATGAATCAGTCAAATCTGCAACAATACCGTGTGCTGCTTGATTGGACATTTCTAAGCCATACTCTGCCAGAATCATTTTGGTTTGAGCATCGCCTATTGTTGAAATATCAACAGTTTCAAAACTACGCAAGTAAGAAACTTTTGCGAAGTCAGGATCAACTAAAAGTAGTGATCTTTCTCTGTTGAAATTTGAAGGAACGATTTTAAGATCGCCAAAATCAGAAGAGTAAATAGATACACTAGCTTCAACAGTAGTTGCATCTATCATTTGCCTTGCTTGTGATCTTCCAGTAAAACCAGATATTACTTGCTTGTTTATTGGACCACAGATTGCCATTGAAGGTTCTCCGCCGTTTGTAAAACAAGACTGCAACACAGTTTTTAGAAGTGCTTCTGTCAAGGCTCTTTTGTTTCCAGCCGCAGCGTCAGTAGGGGCCGCGCCACTACCAGCACCAGCACCACCGGTTCCTCTTGATACATTAGATGTAACCCAAGATTCAAAACCGCCAGTTAATCTAGCTGTTGCAGCCGCACCAGTTGTTTTAGCGTTCTTTTGACATAAAGCAGTTTCCATATCTCTTTTAAGTGCTTTAGCCATGATTGCTAATTGGTGAGCCATTTCTGATTTCTTACCAGCCGGATCAGAAGCTTGTTGAGAACCAGTAACTGTCGCATCTCTTGAAGAGATTTGTGCTACGTTACTAACTCTTGTAGTAGCTGTTGCTGCCGCTCTTGAAAGTTCAAAACCTTCAAGTTGACCAGCGCCTGAAGCTGTTGGTAATGTTTCCGTTTGCCAATCAAAAACTACGTTCTTGATGTTATTTTTTCCGATTGATGACATAAACGGGGTGCTTTGAGGTGATATGTTATATATCACGTTGCTAAGTTGCTCTCTGTCAGCCGTTGCCGTGTATGTATCAAAAGCGTTTGTGACCTTCGCCATAATAATACTCCTGTATTAAGTTATTAAATTAATTGTTCAAAAACTTTTGCCGCATCCTGAACTTTTCCGGTTTTGGCTAAAGTTTGTCGTGCTTTTTTCGCTGGCGCTGTTGTTTTTGGAGTATTGGTTGTTCCCGGTCTAGCAACTCTTGATGCCGCTTTCTGGGTAGGTTTCTTTTTGGATGCTTCCATCTGTTTTCGGTACAGCATTCCATCTCGTAAACCAAGCAGAACTCGGTAATCTATAACCTGACCCACTTCATCAGGAGTAAATCCTAATTCGTTTATTGCGTAGCTTGTGATTGATGCTTTGTCTTTTTGAGAGACTTCTGCATCTGACCATTCAGGAATCCTTTCAACTAACTGTTGGTTGCCGTATTGAAGAAATTGTGCAATTTCTTCTTGCTGTTTTTGTGCAGCTTCTTGCTGAAGCCTCACGTTTTCAGCTTTAGCAGCCTCACGTTTGTTTTTTCTATCATCCCAAATGTCCTTTTCACGAACATAAGCAATAGGGTCCGATTCATAAAGAGCGTTCCAGTCGGGTTCATTTTCCAATTCACCGTTGAGAGTTTTTTCTAACTCTGGCAACAACTGAGCGTAAATCGCATCTTTTTTTGCTAACTCTGCTTGTTGTGCTTCAAAGGCTTTTCTTTGTTGCGACAATTCTTGAGTTTTGCGAGTATAGTCTTGCTGACGAGAATAGCCGTTTTGGAGTTCTTCCAACGTGACCTCTTGTTCCAAATCGTTTATTTTAACGATGAACTTTTCAGGTTGTGGTTCTTCCTCAACTTCCGTTTGTTCTTCTAAAGACTCTTCCTGTTCTTCTTCTTCAAGGTCTTCTTCGATTTCTGCTTCTGTTTCGGCTTCCGCCTCTACTTCAACTTCTTCCGCTTCAACCTCTTCTGGAGATTGTGCCATTTCTTCTATTTGATTTTCTTCTGCTTGTTCCTCTACGGGATTCAGAAAACTTTCAAAAGATTCTTTGGCTACATCTAAATCTGATTGTAAAGCAGTCGGTTTTCCGGTGTTGCTCATATTAAACTCCTATTAGTTTTAGGAAATTTTACCTAAAACTGCATAAAACAACAATACTTAGATTACTTTATGTAATTTTTGAATTTGTGCGCTTGTGATTTTGCCTTTTTCAATAATGATACGCAGATGTCTTTCTACTTCTGGCAAAACAGTAATTGCACTATGTAGTGTTTCTCTCCACCTTATATCATCTTCACCTTTGCTTTCCAACCACAAAGAAACGTATTCTTGTTTTAAATTTTCTATAGATTTTTTAAAGGTTTCGCTGTTAAGAATTATTTCAGCTTCGTTTGAGTTTAAGATTTCGTTTTCTGTTGCCATTTATCTTCCAAACTTTTTGACCATATCAAAACCATAATTAGGAGTTGTGGTAGGAACATTTAATAAAGGGTTCATAATGCTTGGTGTTGAAAATTCATTAAATGATTCTTCTACGTTGGGTATAAGGCCCAATCCGGGAACGGCTGCTGTGGCTAATGTTTGAGCAACATCTGGCAACGCTGCACTTATTGGAAATGTTTCTTTGTAAATTTCTTCATTAACAGGAGAAGCGTTTATAAAATCATTTACTGTTGTTTGATAAAGATTTCTTTCTGTTCCATCATTGGCGGGAATGTTTTGAAGTAAGTCTTTTGAAGAAACAATAGACTCTAATTCGCTTAAAGAATTTTGTAATGTGTTAACTTCATTGTTTTCCCTCAAGGGTATAGGTTCTGCTGCTGCCGGTATAATGTTTTCATTATTAAACAATGATGCACCTAAAGATGGGTACGATGGTTCAGGCAACATATCAGTAACCCTAATATTATCTATTATTTCTTTAGAAGGAACTTCTGAAGTTTGAGGTAAATTTTGAGATATTTTTTCTAAATCTAAACTGTCAATAATGCTTTGTATGTTTGTAAAATCAAAAGGATTATATAAATTTTTAATAGGCTCAAGCCTTTCTATTGTAGTTCCAGGAGGCGCAAATGGCATTTGATCTGGTATTTGTGTGTAATTATTTCCAGTAGAAGGTAAGTCGGGTCTAACAAGAACGGGGCCTTCGCTATAAAATCTGTTTGCTTCATTTAAGTCGGCTTGCGTATATCCTTCGGGCTGTGCTGCTGAATAACTAACTCCGGGAGCAATCATGTTTGGTACGTTTTGACCACCAGCAATTGAACGTGCGTAATCTGCTCCTGATGAATAAGATGGGTCTGATACACCACCTGTTCCTATATTTCCCGGTCTTCTTCCAAATGCCATAACTTTAACCCTGTATTAATTTATCAATTTTTAAATCTAATTTGTCTAGTCTATCAAATAATCTTTCCATGTCTTCATTTAAGTCTGTTTTTGTAACGTACTTACTTGGTATTTCTTCTCTAGTTTTATTTATTAAAATGCTCACTCTTTTTATTTCGCTTGCATTGCTACGAATATTATACATTAAAGGCGCTACTACTAGCGTTAAAAGTATATTCCAAAATAATATGGGACTAATATCCATTTTTTAATAACTCCATAAATGAGGTCTTGGTCTATTCTCTTCTGATTCTGCTATGTCTAAGTGTATAAATCGTCCACTTCCCTTTTGATTAACTCCAACGCCCGGCAGATTTCTTTGCATTGCCAATTTTAATATTATATGCGCTTTTTCGTGAGAAGCGCCAATATCAACTGCTAGGCCTGAAGTATGAACACCTGGTAATGATTTCTTTTTTTCTATAGGATGTTCAACACACCTATAGCCAGACGTAATGATAAAAGGAAAGTCTGCCTCTTCTCTTATCCTTTGAACCACATCAACTATCCTTTCGTCTATGCCATGCTCGCCACAATGCTGACAAGCAAACTCTTTTTCAGAAAAGTTTGGGAATCTATCCCAATTTATTTGCTTGTCCATTTATTAAAAAAATCAATAACTTTTTGAACGTGAGCAGATTGTTTACGATCTACAACTATACCTACTGCCAAACCTATTAAAAATATTATTAAATATTCCATGTTAACTCCTATAAATAATTAAATAAAAATACAACCTAATTTTCGTTAATAATAACGCTTTTTCATTTGTCTTCTTTGTGACTTGAACCAAAGTAAAAACTAATTACAGCACTAGCAAGACCACCTAAATATCCGAGTACCAAATTTATCAAAGCCTCTGAGTTGGCTTCTGGGGGCTGGATGGTAACTAAAAATATGTATGCCATAAAGCCACCAACCACGAATATTCCAACTGCTTTAGATGTCCAATCTTTAGAAAATGTTTTTCTTGCGTCTTGGATGTCTGCTGTTTCTAGAGCAAATATATCAACATCCATTTCTTTCATTTTTACTTCAAATTCTTTTTCAGCTTTCTTTAATTCTAAAAGCTGTTCTGGTGTTGCGTTTTGAATAGCTTGCTCAATCTTTTTTGGCTCTGGATCACAGCCTAAAACTTCAGCTACTAAATTGGCAGCCATACCTCCAATTGGTCCACCTAAAGCAGAACCTAATTGCGGCGCTAAACTTCCAACAAGATTTTTAACTAATTTAAACTTCATACGTTACTCCGATAATGGGTTTTTGTTATCTTCTTCTAATTTTTTGATGTCTTGTAAAATTCTTTCTACTTGGCCATCTAATTTGGTTGTTGATGTTTTTAAATCAACTATGTCTTCTTCGCTAAAATCTAATCTAGGTGTTAAATTTTCATCAATACTTTTTTCAACATAATTAACTGAACTTTCTAAAGACTCAAATCTTTTTTCAATTTCACCCAAACCATCATCAGTTTCTTGTGTTTTTTCTATTTTGGCCTCAAGGTTTTCTAACCTATTAACGTAAGTGGCCCCTGTGTAACCAAATCCAGCTAAAGTACCTACAATAGAGACCAAAGCTATTAGTTGTGTTGTTTTGTTTTCAAACCATTCCATAAAATCTCCTAAAGAGTAGGTTGTAATTCTATCATTTCAGTTAATGTATTTAAACTTGTTGATGCTAATCCATAAAAAGCATTAATGTTATCGGACATAACTACATTGCTATAAATTTCTTTAGGTTCGTACCAAGTCTCTTGTTTAGGCATTTCATAAGTTTTATAAACTTCAAACGCTGGCACATAACCTAAGTAGGCAACTAATGTTGATTGGTCTGCGTATTGACCCGTTTCTTGTGATTGTTCTTGTATTTCTTGCTGTTCTTTAATGTTATTAGAAATAATTTGATCCGCTATTTGGTCTGCTTCACTAGCTGTCATTACACCAGAAACGGCTGTGTTTATTTGACCTTGCATATCTTGTACTTGCACTTCTGCCATAGCTACTTGTGGATTGTCG